ACTTCTATAAGTCTCACTCACAGATGATGAGTGTAACACTGGACGTTACAGCTATCACACCTATACGTTCTATCAAGCACAGTTTAGCTGAGATAGAGAAGACTAAGGCTGCACTACAAGAGTCCTACTTTAAGATGAAGAAGGATGAAGTAAAACTAAAGAAGCTAGAACGTAAGCTACTAGATGAGACTGACCCACTAGAGCAAGAGATGTTAGATATAAAGATAACAGAGAAGCAAGCACAGGCTGCAAGCTCTCGTGGTTATGTTGAGGGTGCAGTACGTAAACTAAACTTCTTTACAAACCAGTACGACAACCTGATGGAGAAGATAGGTAAAGAGGAACTAACAGAAGAAGACTACGAGCTAGAAGAAATCAAGTATCACATTATGACCTGCATGAAGCAAGCACTCAACAGTGCAAGACCTAGAGGTGGTGTCATTGATGAAGGTAACATGATATACTTGTTTGACCTTGGTATCAATGCAGCACAGGCACAGGCTGAAGTGTTTGCTTACCTAGAGTGGGAAAACAAAACAATACAAGAGGGTAATGCACCAGAGCATCAACACACAGTGCAATGGCTAGAGGCTTGTGCAGACAAATGGGCGCATTGTCCAGGTGACTTTGCTAACAGCAGAGGCTTTGACATCATAGATAAAACATCTTTAACAAACACACCACAGTTAGAGGATAAAACAGATGGCGCATAAATTAGTAAAATATAGACTAGATCCAGATGGTACTATTCCTGCTTGGTTAAAGTTTGGTGTGACGCAATTAACAGGCGGCATGTATCCAGTTGCAGACCCAGACACAGATAGTCCACAAGATTGGATAATGATTGGCATTTCTGCTGATGGTGCTAGTATAGCTAAGGCAATAGAAGAAATAACGTCTAAATCAGATTTGCAAACCTATCTTTCTGCACAAGCTTCAGCAAATAGTTGGACTGATCCAGACCCAGATGATCCAGATGCAACTGTTGATTTTGATGCTGCTGCACATGCTCAACGTGTTTGGGATGATTTGACTGAGTTAAATTCATAATGAGTGACATCAAGCTTACCCCAGAAGAAATAGAGACAATGCTAGACAACGCAGCTAGGCGTGGTGCTAAGGAAGCACTACGTTCTATTGGGTTACTTGATAATGATGCACAAAAAGATATACTAGAGATGCGTAATTTAATAGAAGCGTGGCGTGATACACGCAGATCAATATGGTCAACATTAGTAAAAGTATCTACCGTTGGAGTCCTGACATTTATTGCAGGTGCGGTATGGATGACAATGGGTAAATAAGGAATATAGTATGGCAACTACAGAAGCAATTCAAGCACTAGCAGATTTAGTATATGCATCACAAACAACAGGTGTTAGCTCAGATGCTATGGCTGCTGCTGCGGCTGCGGCTGGTCTTGATGCTACAGATCCTAGTGATGTAATTATGCAATCACAAGCTTTGGTACAAGAATATGGATACAAACCTGGTGCAGCTTCAGGTTTCTATGAAAACTCCACTTTAAATACTTCACCACTAGATACAGGTTTAAATGCTCACTACACCGCTAGTCAGACTGCTATAAATGAATATGGTTATTTAGAAAGTACTCAAGCAAACATAGATAAATATGCAGGAAAGATTGATCCTGCAACAGGTGAGCCTTATAAGTTCATGGTTAATGATAATGTTGCAAATGCTCAATTCATAGAAGACTATATGAATCAAAATAATATAGAGACTACAGTAGCGTCTACAGTTAGTTCAGTGCCATCATGGAGTGCTTCGGCTCCAGAAAAGTATACACAAGAATATGATTCACAAACTGGTGGATCTTTTGATCTGGACAACGCATTACAGTGGGCAGACTTAGGTAAGAAAAAGTTAAAAAATATAGTAGACAACACAGGTGCTGGTCCAGTGTCCACTACTGCAGGTGCAGGTATAATCCCAGGTTATGCTGGTGTAACACCCCCTGCAGGAGGTTATCAACCAGCCTCTCCTAATATCCCAAAATACTATTCAAGCTATACACCACCATCAGGTCCAGCAATTATAAATCCAACTTCAGGTACGCAAGCTATGAATGTACCTGGTTACCAAAACCTATTTACAAATCAAGTAGGTCAGTTTGTTGATAGTGCGACTGCACAACAATCTTATTACCAACCTCAAACGATGTTTGAACAAATTCAACAAGGGGGTACAGCACCAGGCCAGATTGAAACACGATTATTTCGTAATGCTCAAGGTATGTCCATGTACGTTACATTTGTAGGGGGAGTACCACAGCAGTATATACCACCAGGATATTTTCAAGTAGATAATCCTGCTACACCAACACAAACCCCTCAAGGAACTGCTCAACAGACACAGCCACAATATAAAATGGTTCCTGTATATGATAAAGATGGTAATGTAATACCTTTTGCAGATGGCATTGAACTTGTTAACGGAACTAACACAGCTACTCAAGATCAATCTATTGCTGCAGCACAAGGCGGTACAATTAAAGGGTATGCACCTGGTGGCACAGTGCCTAGAAATGCTACAATAGGAGGACAACCACACAGTCTTGCTTATATTAATCCTGATGAAGCAAGGTTACTTAGGCAAGTAGGCGGTTCAGGTGATCCTTCTTATGGTGGGATTCCTGCTTATGATAATGCAGATGATGATAATGCAGAGCAGCCTATTCTAAACCCTACTCAATCCACACCACAAACTGTAGGAACTCCTAGTGGATATAACCCACAGGTGGCAGATGCACTAGTAGCTGGGCAACAAAACATGCTACTAAATGCTTATCTTAATCAAGCTGGAAACGTAGCAGCAGCCCCTGTAGTTACATTACAACCAGAGGCAGTTCCAGGTAGTGTTATAGAATCTACTGCAGGTAGAGCTATGCCTATAGCACCTGTAGTAACTGCACCTGCACAAGTAGGTCAAGTGTTACAATCTACTCCAGTAAGTGCAACAACTGCACCTGCAGGTTCTATGACAGCACAGACTGCTATAGGAGATGTAAGAGCAGAGACTGCTAAACTAACAGGTGTAACAGGTGCTCCTACAGACACTATAACTGCACAGCAACAAACTGGATCAGCCCTTGATGACATCAAAGCTGCACAAGGTAACGCTATAAAAATAAATGGACCTGCAGGAAGACAGATACAAACTGATCCTGTTACAGGTGCAAGTGAAATAATATCTGGTGCTGCTAATGCCCATACTGCTGCTGTATTTTCTGAAGCAATACAACACGCAGAAGCTACACCAAGTAGACAGGCAACAGTTGCAGGTCAGCTAGAAACATTGATGGCTGACTTTGAGGGTGGTGAGACACCTGCTTGGGCTGCTGGATCTATGCGTACCGCAATGGCTACACTCTCTGCTCGTGGTTTAGGTGCGTCTAGTCTAGCAGGTCAAGCTGTCATACAAGCTGCAATGGAATCTGCATTACCTATAGCTCAGATGGATGCACAGGTACAGGCTCAGTTTGAAGGTCAGAACCTGTCTAACAGACAACAACGTGCTATGCTTGCTGCACAGCAACGTGCTACATTTATAGGACAAGAGTTTGATCAAGCATTCCAAGCTCGTGTGCAAAACGCAGCAAAGATTGCAGATATAGCTAATATGAACTTCACTGCTGATCAACAGATAGCTCTAGAAGATTCTCGTGCTGCAAACACTATGGAGTTAGGTAACCTATCTAATAGTCAAGCTGTAGTTATGGCACAGGCTGCTGCATTAGCTAACATAGATATGTCTAACTTAAACAACAGGCAACAGGCTGAAGTACAGAACGCACAGAACTTCTTACAGATGGACATGTCTAATCTGGCTAACCAACAACAAGCTGCTATGTTTAAGTCTCAACAGAATGTACAAGCTTTGTTTACAGACCAAGCTGCTGAGAATGCTGCAGAGCAATTTAATGCTACAAGTGAAAACCAAACACAGCAATTCTTTAATAACTTAGCTTCTCAAACAAATCAATTCAACGCCTCTCAATCCAACGCTATGCAACAATTTAACGTAGATCAAGCTAACACTTTATTAGAGTTTAACGCTGATCTACAGTCTGCTCGTGAAATGTTTAATGCACAGAACTATTTAACTGTAGCGCAAGCTAACGCTCAATGGAGACAGTCTGTTCAAACTATGAACACAGCAGCAATAAACGCTTCTAATATGGATTATGCTAAACAAGTAAATAACTTATCTCAAGCTGCACTAGATCAGATCTGGATGCGTGACAGAGATATTATGGACTATGCGTGGCGTTCTTCAGAAAGTGCTATTGACAGACAAAAAAGTATTTTAATTGCTGAGATGCAAGCTCAAGCTCAGGTTGATCAAGCTAAAGGTAGTGCCTTTGGTAAACTATTTAGTTTAGCTGGTAACTATTTAATGGCATATGCATTTCCAAACGAAGCGAAAATACTAGCAGGAACAGGAACATAATATGTTTAGTCAGATGAATAACAAAAGTACTTTAACCCCAGAAGAACTAGTACGATTCTTTATGTCTAAAGAAAAAAGAGCAGACCTAAATAAAACTGACTCTGCTGATAACACTCCTAATGGCTTAATGCAAGAAGATATAACTGTAGAGCCACTAGAGGAAGAAGAGAATGAGGATACTTTTGATTTCCTTAAGAGAATGCTAGTGCGTAGTTCTGAAAAAGTAACTGAGTCTAAGGAAGAGTTAGGTGAGCAGCTTGCAGTTATAAAAGAAAAAGGGGAGGAGGTTATAAATAACATAAAGAATACTCAACTAAAGTCTAAGCCTAATCCTTTCATAGGTGGTCCTCTTTCTCCAATGTTAACTGAAGCAGGTGTAGAACAAGAAGTAGAAAAGTTTGTTGACCCAATGCTAAGAGATCCTGATCTACTTGAGATACCAACTGAAACATTTGATGAAACAGATAAGCAAACAGAGGAGGCGCTTACAGATGCAGAGATTGCTGATATTGCTAGTAGTGCTATTGATGATGCTGGGAAAGCCCAAGACAATCAGCCTAACTTAGATGATGTACCTACAGGTGGGCTAGGTAGTCCTCCTAGCAAAGACTTATCTGAATTAGAACCTTTAGGTGAAGGATATGAAGGATACCTTGAAAGATACACAACAGTAGATAATGTAGACTTTGAATTTATAAAAGAGTTAGAAGGCTATAAAACTGATATGTATGTTCCTAAAATTAAAGGTGAGGTATTAGAAAAGTCTGGAGCAACGATTGCGTCTGGATTTGATTTAGGTCAAAGAAATGAAGGTGATTTAGAAGGATTGCCCAAAGCATTAATAGATAAATTAAAGCCTTATTTAGGTAAAAAGAAAAAGGTTGCAGATGATTTTGTAAAGGCTAATCCTTTAACTATAACAGAAAAAGAAGCAGATATAATAAATGCGTTTGCTAAAAAACAAGAACTAGATCGTTTGATAAAGTCTTGGAATAATTCTAGTGATGTTAAGTGGGAGGATTTATCAGAAGCAAAGGCTACAACAGTTGCGTCAGTAGCTTTTCAGTTTGGTAATTTACCAATAAAGACACCTAAATTTTGGGAGTATACAACATCAGGTAATTGGACAGACGCAAGAGACGAGCTTCGTGATTTTTATGAAAAGGATGAAAAAGGCCTAGAGAGGCAGAGGATATATGGCCCACGTAGAAACAAAGAAGCTGCTTATTTAGAACAAGACAACTTATTAGGAACAAAGGCTTACTAATGTTTGGATTACCACTAGAACTAATCACCATGCTTTTCTCCACTGTACTAGGTGGGGTAATGTCTATATGGGGTCAGTCAATAAAGTCTAAGCAAGCACAGAATGACATGCTCATGGAACGTGCTAACTTCAGGAAGTCTGCAGTTAAGGATGCTCGTGACGCAGGTAAGAATGACTCACACTTTGCATGGACACGTAGGTTGATAGCTTTGTCTGCTGTGTTCTCAATAATTGTATTGCCAAAGCTAGTCGCTGTATGGTATCCTGAAGTAAGCGTATACGTAGGATACACTGAGGCTACTGGTGGTTTTATGAGTTGGTTGTTTGGACCAGATGAAGCTATACAGTGGAAGATGGCACAAGGTTTTGTGATCACACCACTAGACACACACATTGTATCAGCCATAGTAGGACTATACTTTGGCGCTGGATTTACTAAATAGGATAATATAAAATGGTTCACCCACTAGAAGCACCAATACCAGGACAGTCCTTAACGTCAGAACCTAAGAACGTTCCTTGGGAATACCCTGCAAGAATAACAGAACCTATGGACGCATTAGAGTTTCATATGAAGCAACTTACAGACGAGAGTACTGTAGATAATATATTAGAAATGTTAGAGATAGGAATACCTGTGTCAGTTGTAGCAAGCTCTATGCTTACAGTAGCTGTCATGGATGGTGAGCATTCTCTAGATGTAAAGCTTATTATAAAACCTTTTGTAGAAGATCATATTAAATCTTTAGCAGAGGTAACAGGCATAGACTACATGATGTCAATGAATGATTTAGACACTAATAGTGAAGCAGAAAGACAACGTAAAGCTAATGTGTTAGAAGCTAAGATTAGAAAATTAACAGAAAAAGTAAAGCCTAACACTATGGATGAGGGCGATAGAATAACAGAACAAGCACAAGAAGAGTTGATGAAAACTGAAGAGCCTGAAGCAGAGGCTATGCCTACTGAGCCAAAAGGTCTTATGTCTAAGGAGAATATGTAATGGCTATTAGAGGTGCATTTGCTGCAGGTTTACTTGATGGTTTTGCTACTGGCTTAACTGAGGGAGTAGAAAAAAGACAAGATAGATTTGATGTACTATTTGATGAATCATTAGACTCAGCTAAAAAATTAGCTCCTAAGTATGCTAAGTCTAAAGCGGAAGCAGATGCTGCTGTAGAAATGATGAATGCGTTTGGTAAAGAGTATAACATTACACCTGAAGAGTTTATATCTATGGCTCAGACATATGATGTCACACAGATATATGCTGCTGTAGCAGAAGCAGAAGCTAAGATGCCAGAGGGTGCAACTCTAGATAAAGCAAAAATACTTGGTCCTCTAAATATACCTAGCAATATAGAGTTACCAGAGGGTATGTCTAAAGAACAAGCTGTACGTAGTATCTTTATGGGTTACGCTAATAATTTAGCAGAAGATCCAACAGATAAGTCTGAAGGTAAGGCAAGTAGTTCTTGGGGTAAAGCATTAGCTAACACATTGATGATCAACCCTCGTAACCAAGCTGATGATATGCTTAACGCAATGTCAGTTATGGGTGTGCCATATAAAGACTTGATGTTGTATCAAGCATCAGCAGGTGAAAGATACAAACCTTTAGCTGGCGTTTCTGGTAAACCTATATACAACATTGAGATTACTGATTATAACGATGCTGATTACGATAGAACAGCGAATAGTTTTAGACAAACTTTCTCACGCACATTTGCAGGTACAGAAGATTTAAGTCTTGTAGATGCTACAACTATGGAGTCAGCTTTAGCATCTTTAGGATTAGAGAATGAGTCAGAGTTAAACCCTTCATTGCTTGCTGGTGGTAACACTATGGCAAACATTGAGCTAAGGCTTGCTACAACGTATGGACACGAAAGTTCTAGAGTAAGGAATGCAGCTTTGTATAAGCTAGCGTCCTACATAGAAACTGCTTCAGACTTCAAGGCATTTAAGGAAGCTGAGAAAGATGGTAATGCATCACGTTTAATTAGTGAGTCAATAAATAAACATGGTGTGTTGACTACAGAATACATCAACATGATACTAGGAAACGATGCTGAACTACCTGAAGGTAAAAAAAATGAAGGTGGGTCTAGTGTATCTAATGAGTCTTTAAATATAAGCGGTGAAATGGGTGGTCAAGCTGATCCGTTTGAACAAATATCAGGAACAATACCATCTACATCAGAAGCAAATGATGATCTACTTAATACAGGTGGTGACTCTCAAGTTTCAGAAGTAGATGAAATGATAGATGCTGTAATCGCTAATGAAACAGGTGAAGATAATAGTATAAATCTTGGTACACCTAATGTAAGCGAGGTCACCGAAAGAAGAATAGATAAAGTAGATGCATACAGAGAAGCAGCTTCTAAGATTACGTATGAAGAGTATCAACAGATGAGCCGTAGCGAAGCTAAAGAAGCAGGGCTACCTGCCACAGGATTTGAAAGCTCAGAAGCTTTTGGTTTTTTTCCTAAGAAATACTTTAAAGGTGGTGCAGAGGAGATAGATACAGGTATTGATAAGACTAGCACTGATTCTTCTACTGTGGCTGGTGCAGCCGTAAAAGTAGCTAATGAGTTAGCAGACGAGTTTACTGATATGAGTGTATTTTTAGAGATAGATGATAGAGGTAGGCCAGATGATACTATCTTAAAAGATTGGTTAGATCAAAATAATGTACCAATAAATGAGCAGATGATACGTATGATAAGAACTATGATTAAAGCGAGACAAAAAAATCTAAAAGAAAATCCAGCGAGTGAACTAGATGAGTAATTATTATACACCTGAAAAGATGCAAGATAAAAAGCTATCTGATTTAACAAAAGATAGAGCTTTTCTTTCAGATGCAATTACCTTTCTTAAAAGTGAGAGGAAGGGTTACACTGATGAAGAGATAAAAAAGAAATCAGCTAGTGATGTTACATATGATATACTAGAGCATTTTCGTATAATGAATACTAACGAAGTAAGCATGGGTAGAGATTACTTTTTTGTAAGCGATGACAACGTAAAGGAAACAGATAAGCAATCTTACGCAAGACTATACTCAGCTTTTGAGAATGCTAAAGGCGAGGGTCTGTTAGATAATAGGGGTGCTAAGATATTTGATTACGTGGAAGGTGTTGCTACAGCGCCTTCTACTTTTGCTTCTGTTGCAGCACTTCCTCTGACTGCTGGAACTGGTACTGCTGCTATACAAGCTACTAAAGCTGGTACACTAGAGGGATTAAAAGCTATAACAAAAAATCTTATCAAGCGAGGTGTCATGGCATCTACCCTTGAGGGATCTGTTGCTGCATCAGCACAGCTAGGCGAAGAGATAATTAAACAAAAAGCTAAGAAAACTATTGGTGAAGACTACAAAGTAAGCAAAGGTAACATAGCTTTAGCAGGTGCTACAGGTTTAACATTAGGTGCAGCAGGTTATGCAATACCAGCCAGGCAACAATACAAAGGTGCGAAGAGACTTCTAGATACTGTACAAGCAGGGGATGCAGCTAAGACTGCAAGACATGCTGCTTCCGCACAAAGAGCAGTAGATGATCTACAGAGACATGCCTCAACAGCAGAGGGCAGACGCTACATACGCTTCACTAAAAACAAACTACTAGCAGCTATTGATCCTAAGCTTGTTGAAGAAGGTATGTCAGCTAAGATAAACATACTTAGTAAAGACTTGCCCGATGGTCTTATTGGTGGGCTAGATAGACAAACTATACAGAGACTAGGTGCTGCAGCAGTTGAGCTAACACGTACTATAAAGTCTTACAACCCAGCATTTAAACCTGAGAAAGGTATGAGGGTTACAGAGTTTCTTGCCAACGCAATTGATCAAGGCTTTGGTGTAGATATGTTTGATAGTATAGCTGGAAAGTATGGGTTGTCACGCAGACAACTAGCGGCTGTGTTTGCTGCAGAATATTCTGAGGCTGCTCGTACCCTTGTATCAGCTAAACAATTTAAGACTTCTGCAGGACAAGTTGTTACTGGCAAAGAAGCGGTAGAAGCAGCAGGTAAGTTTAGAGATAAGCTAGATGAATTGTATGACATGGGTATGTCCACAGTTTCAGGTAGAGATGCTCAAGAGCTAAAAGATGCACAGATGCAGATTGGTGCAACCCGAAAAGTATTCAGATCCTTAAAGAACATTGAGGATACACGTAGGGCTTTTATGACTTCTCAACCTGCTACCACTATGCGTAACAATATCTTTGGTGTTGCTATGGCAGGTATTGATGTACTGGATCAGTTTAATCTGTACGCTATACAAAAAGTTACAGGTAAAGGTAACGCTGCTGCAACACGAGAAGGTGCTACAGACATATTAAAGTACTTAACTAAAGATCAGTATGTAGCTGACGCACTTGTGTACTCCCTAAAAGAGGACGCACCAGAGCTTATGAAGAGAGCATTCTATGAGGCTGCTCAAGCAGAGGCTGGTACTATTAGAGATACTAAGTTAGCGAAGCTAGGCACAGCAGTAAACACACTTAACACAATGTCGGATCACGTATTTAAGAAAGCTGTAGTTGCAGGTACTGTTGATCGTGAATTAAAGAAGCAAGGATCTAGTTTATATAAGTATCTTGAAGAAGGACGCATCAGTGAAATATCCGATGACATAATAAACAAAGCATTGGATGACAGTTTAGCCTTTACATTCCAACGTAAGTTTGGTGGTAAGGATGCAAGTGACACAAACAAAGCTGTCAAGAAAGTTATTGATTTAGTTCACAACACAGGTATGACTACCATCATTCCTTTCCCAAGATACATGGCATCTCAAGCAAAGTTTATTAATGATTACTTTGTATTAAATACTTTACGTAGAGGGACAGGTCAAACACAAGAAGCTGTAGCGAAGCAGATGTCAGGTGCTATGATGTTTGCTGGTGCTTACATGATACAGAAAGATAATATAACTAATGGTCTACAGTGGTTTGAGGAGAAGTTGACAAACAAAGATGTAACAAACGCTCAAGCTGCTATGGGTCCAGCAGCACCTGTTCACTACGTAGCTAATCAATTAGCAAGGGTGTCTATGGGTATGCCTAATAAGCTACAGGATGACACTGGTTTGTTTATGAAAGATATAACTAAACTTATGGTAGGATCAGAGTTTAGACCAGGCGGTACAATAGTAGACGAGACTGTACGTGTAGCTCAATCAATCATGGATGGAAAGCCAAACTTTCAACCTGCTGCAAAAGTTTTTGGTGATTACTTTAGTACCTACACTTACCCTGCTGCTGTAGTAAAAGATTTCTATGGTCAGTTTGATCCCCGTTCAGCATACATACCTCAAACATTAGATGCTACAGTATCTCTTGCAGATATGGGTGGCCCTAACAGCCCACGTTTATATTTATATGGTAGGTTTGCTAAAAGCCTCCCTGACTTTAATCTAAATGAAATGTCTAAGAATCTTAAAAACGTTACAGGCATTGACTTAGGTGAGTCTGAAATGCAAGGACTTCTAAAGTTTATGGGGTCTTCTACTCGTACACATTTTCAAATGATGGACCCTGATAATAGAGACACAGGGTATGATGCAGTAAGGCATGACATATATGGTGACGGTCCTTTGAGACAGCTAAACCCCTTTCTAAAACAGATCACTGGGTTTACTAGAGAGCCACCAAAGAATGCCTTGAAGTTAGAGATGGCTAGACTAGAGATAGACCCATTTAAAATATATAATCCTTACGCTGAAAAGAATAGTGCATTGGAGTTGTTTACTCAACAGCTACTACAAGGTAAGTTAGCTGAAGATGTAGAGAACTATATAACTACAGACAGTATATATTTAAACTCTGACTTTGATGTACGTAGAAATTTATTAGAGGAAAGAATAAAAACTAAAATAAGAGATACAAGAGCAGATGCTAAAACTATACTATCGGATTTTTCTGCTAAGAGAGAAGAGTACAGATCAGACTTTAACGCATATGTGAGAGGTGAGTATAAAGCACTTGGACCTAATCAAAAAGAAGATGCTGAAAGAGGGTGGTCTATACAGAATAAGAGATATGGATTTCCTGGTCTAACTGTACAAGAATCAGCAGAAAGAATTAATAGTGATCCTGAGTTAGATGCTGATGAAAAGGAAACACGTAAATCAATACTCATGCTGTGGTATATACAAGCAGGTAAGACTTACGGAAAAGCAGAGAGAAAAGCTGCTACTAGATAAGAAGAGGGGCGCATTTAGCGCCCTTACTTTTTTATACCATACATTTTTGATGCACGTTCTGCCCACATCTGTACTGCAATTAAACTCTTTAATGCTTCGTGCGTTTCCGTACTGTGATACAAGTTATCTGAAATAAACTTTTCCAGTGCTTCACTACGTTTCTGCACACCCTCTCTGAAATGATCTTGTCTCCTAGATACAAAGTCTTTCGCTTCTTTTTCTAGGCTCATATATTGTTATACCTCCGTTGGTATCTCTGTACAGTATGCGGAGACTGTAGACTGAGGTGATGGTCTAGTACTCATAAGCTCACTTCTTACATAGGAGGCGCTGCTTTTACACAGTTCCATTGTAGGATATATGTGATTGACTGCTTGCACTTGAAAATAACCAGGTGCAACAGACATTATGAGTACTAGAACATACATTACTCTGAGCTTTCTACAGTTTCTGTGGTGTCTACATTATCTGAGGCATTGTCATATTTCTCAAACAATTCTAGTCCTACAATTAAGGCTATTAAAATTCCAAATACTTGCATGTTGTTTCCTTTCTATTACAAGTTTATAATATCATAGTAATTAAACTATGTCTACCATTTCGCACACATCACCAGTACAAGCCATAGTCTGCATAGCGACTGTGTTATCTTCTTGTTCATACTCACTAAGTTTAGACCAGTCAATACTCTTAGGCATTATAGCTGATAGTTTTTTGTAGTCATCCTTTGTACAATCTTGATAGGGTGCTTGCTGATAAGTATGATCAGAGTGTGGCAGAAAAGACACACCACTCATTTCATCAAAGTGTTTATAAACAAATGCACCTACTTCCATCCATTCATCAGAACGAACTGTCACTGTTACAGAGGGTTTATGCTCACACCAATGTCTTTGATAGGTTAACCATGTCTCCAACTGTTCAATGGCTGACATGTCGTTACGAGTTACAGCTTTATTGGGTGACTTCTGTGGGAAGCTAAATACTGTAGTAGTGTCAGGCTTCATCACACAAGGTGCATTAGGTATGCGCTGATCCTTCATCATCTGTGTTAGTGGATCTTTGTTATCACCACGAACAGTCCTAATATAATGCAGTGCATGTCTAGCGTGTATACCTGACGCTGAGTCAACTAGTTGTGAAACAGTACCGCTAGGTTTTACACAGGTAATTGCTGCTGATTGTGGAATGCCAAGGCGGTCAGACCAATCAGCATTAGTATTAACAGCAGTTTCTCGTAGATGTTCAAGAGTCTTCTCCAATCCTTTGTTTGCTGATGTCATAATAGGGTTATCCATTATCCCTGTGAGTGACACACCCAACAAACGCTCTTCTTCTGTATTCGTTGTCCACACCTTACGCAAGTATGGAAATTTGGTGTACGTTGATTGGATTGTACCCAGGATAGTAGCAAGTCTAACTTTTCTTTCCAAAGAATCCACGTTATCTGTAGCCCTAACCACCACTTCAGTAAGATTGCAGAACTGGTACGGCCTAAGAATAATCTCACTACAAGGATTAGTTCCAAACTCAAAGTTAGGATCACGTCTGCCAAACTTTGCAGCTTGTTTCTTAGATGCCTCACGATTAAATACTCCTCTCTCACCTGACTTGCTTTCTACTAGAGATAGCCATTCACGCATGAATGTTTCTGAGTCAGGTTTCTCTGTATAAGATACACTGTTGTTAGCTAAAGCACGATGTCCTGCATTATCATACCACTGTCCAGACTTAGCGTAGCGCATACGATCATCACTAAGGTTAGACAAACTAATCATAGCACTACGTCTAACACCACCAACAACAACTATCTGACCAATGAAACACATTAGGTCATGGCACTCTAAGCTAGATAGCCTACGTCCTTGAGCATCCTTGAATGTCTTAACTGCAAAGTTGAATAGCTCAATCAAAGGAGCAGGGCCACTAGCTCTACCACCAAATGTTTTTAGTCTTGCACCTGCAGGGCGTACTCTGGTAACATCCCACTTAGGAATTTCACCTGCCCATAAGAGAGCTAACACTTGTCTAAACGCCTTAGCCCACCCCTCCTTGCTGTCCTTTACCACAACGGTAGTATCACTTTGGAACAGTTCAGGTACTTCGGGAAGCTTGCTAATGAATTGTCTCTCAACGCTGAAGCCAACACCAGTACCACAGAGGAGGATGTACATAGCCTCATCGAAGGACTTAGGATCATCTACGGGTAAGTAACTACAGTTATACCCTGCAGTATTATCTCTCTCAAGTGCTGCTCCTGCTGTCATCATAGCTCTCATGCTAGGCATGATCTCTAAGTTAAGTATAGCAAACATTATTTCATCTTTAGTATCTGCATCTACTTTATTGCCTACAACATTTTCTATATAACGATCTACTGTCTCAGACCAAGACTCTCTGCCTTTGCCATCAATGTATTTAGCGTAACGTGATTTGTGTATAAAACTTTGGTAGTCTGTTGGTAAGTAGTTATTCATATTTTTTTCACCTCTATCTTTTTAATTACTGCACTATCAATATCGTAGACTATATCTTTAAATAGTTCAGCAACGGCCTCTTCATACATATCTTCTACTACTGGAAGTATGCTTTCCTCTTCATCTATATCTACTGTCATTTTTATATTAAACTGCATTTCTCTTACTCATTAAATCTGTAAGGTTAGGCTTCTTATAGTTTGGCCCCTTCATTACTTTGCCGTCTTCCCTAAGAAGAGGGTTGCCATTTGAGTCTAGCTTAGACATGTTGCTATCATGTACTCGTGCAAACGCTTCCATGAATACATCATCACCATAAAAACCTAAGCCTCTGTCTAACTCTTGACTGACCTTCTCTTGTTGTTTAAGCACAGCCTTTCTTTCTGTCTCACGAAGTAACATACCTATGTGCTCTGGTGATGTGAGAGATAAGCCTGTAGATACATACATCAAATCACAAAGTTCTTTCAGGTGATTCTCAGTACCTATAGGTTCTTGTGATAGCTCATGCATCTCTTCATCAATAAGCTTTATCCATAACCTTGGATCTAGTGAACCACTGAATGCCCTAATAAAGTCACCTACCTTTTCGTGTGGTTTAGGTGGCATGAAAGCATCAATGTCATCCTGTGTAATCACTTATGTATCTCCTTATAATTATCTATAAGCCATCCAAGATATACTTGAGCTTTCTCTAAGTCTTCTAAGCCTCCTTTATATTCGTGACGCCATACATACTTCATTACATTACCTGACATGTAAGCAGATGTACCACCCATATTTTTAGTCATGGCACGAATGGCATCTATACATTCTATGTCACCTTGATTGTAGTGTATTGGTTTTTTTACTGGGTCAGAACTGTGATCAAAAGTAGTGTCACCTGTTAGTGTAATTGTTGTATCTGTTATCATGCGTTGCCCTTTGTTTTTGTCCATATATCAAGTGTATATACATTACCATCTCTAGTTACAACAGGTTTCTCTTCCTCTTCTAACTTCATTAGATAATTTCTATGCTCTTCAACTATATCATGTATCTCAGGATTGTCAGCAGCTACATCTAAGAATGCCGACATCAAAGTAGCTATGCCTACAACCCTAGTCATAATATCTTCAGGTATCTCATTATCAGGTGAGATTACTAGACCTACATTTATATCACCCTGCCATTCAGAAGGTACTTCATAATTAAAAGGGCTTATTACTATAGCTATCTCATCATCTCTTAAGTCATGGCCCATTAGTCTTTCCTTTTTGTTTTTAATTCTATCTTTTTAACTTTAATTTCTTTACCTTTTTCTTTCAGCCACTCTTCGGGTATAACACGATTAGCCCACTGAAACTTATGCTGCTCACACCAATTAAAGTACCTAGACTTTGCACCCTTATACAACTTAGCTTTTGCATTACTAAACACAAAACGTATGTCTAACTCAGGGTGCTGTCTCTGTATCTCACGATGCTTACGTCTATCGTCACTATCAAAGATACCTTTAGTCTCAATGATAATACCGTTGTCTAACACAAAGTCTGGTGTGTAGGTGCGATAACGTAAATCTTCCCACTCTACTTTAAGTACTTCGTACCTGACTTTCTTCTGTGTCTTACGTAAGTACGCAGCAACTTCTTTCTCCAATCCACTGCGATACCTACCTTTAATGTGCTTCCGCATACTCAGGACTCAACAGTATGTAGTCTACCATTGGTGGTGTCTTTTTACCCTTGTAAGCCTTTGATGGTAGTTCTTTTAAGTTAGGCCAACACTTATGTTTGTATGAGCAGAAGCCGCACTCTGTACCTAATACCATGTTACCCGTAGGTTTACGGAAGTAAGTCTCAGGTATTGCTTCAAAGCAACGCTCAAAAGGTTTATCCTCATTGATGTACTCTACTGTCTCTTCAATCTCTTGCATAACTGTAGACTCATCTACGGAGCTTGCGTCCACATATTTGAACTCGCCATTAGCCTTGTTGACTACCCACCAACCACCAACGTCTAACTCAGCAGCCTTAGCGTACCCAACAAGTTGAGATACATATCCGAAGCTATCGCTCTTAGCTAGACTTTCAAGGCTAGAGAACTTGTTTACGTATGACCAAGGTGATGCTGACTTAACGTCATCTACCTTACCATCAAGTACCATGTCGTACTCACCCCTTACCTCTGTACCATCCTTTAGCTTAAGGGTAACACTATCATTATCTTTGAAGTCTACATCAGCAGCACGAAGAAGACCTTTGAACACCGCCTCCACAATGTCTCCTATAATCATATTCATTAGGAAGTGTGGAGGTAGTGGTTTCTTATCTTCAGGGTCATTCTTCTCAAACCATAGCTGACAAGTAGGACGCCCAATGTTGGACATCCTTAGTCTAAACTTGTCACGAGGCCCACTGCTGAACTGCTTCTCTAGTGCAGCTTCAACATCAGCAGCGACTTGCTTACGTATGTCTTCAGCCATATCTGTCTCACCCTTAACAGCTTTGCCAAGGTAATTAAAGACAGCTAGTTCAGCAGGGTGGTTCATTATTCTGCCTCTTCTACATTAACAAACTCTGCTACAATGGCAGCATCATCATCAGAGATAGACTCTTTATTCTTCTCAGCCCACTGCTCTAAGATGTATTCGTTTTGAGTAGTGATGTACGCTAAGAAGTTATGTAGAGTTTCCTGATCCTCTGGCTGTAGTTCTACTTTACCATCGTACTCTAATGTTAGAGTAACCCAAGTTTCTCCACCAGGTTTGTGACCTAGCTTAAAGTTACACTGGATAGGTAAGATATTCTTACGTCCTAATGCATTAACTGCAAAGTCCAAAGACTGTATACTTGAGGTAGGTACTTCAAAATAGAAAGGCATATCAGTGATTGCATCCACTACATTACCTGCTTCATCAGTAACACCTGCTGCAGTTAGTTGACCAAAGAGAATCTTCTTACGCTTAATACTGCGAATCACCTCCTTTGTCTTCTCAGGTACGCTATCCCAATCTTGAATATAACCTGATGGTCTACCAAGATTAAATGTACCTAAGTTATCTTTCAAGTCACCCTTAAGATCGTTAGACATTACTGTCTTATTCATAACCTCTTCTTTGGCATCCCACTTGGAGAATTGCTGCCTAATTGCAAAGATACGTACAGTAGGGCTATTTGCGTACACTACATCGTCTTCGCCTCTGGTAATCTTAAATGATCCTGCAGGTACAACCTCAGTCCTGAGAGGCTTACCATTAACTTCAATCTCACCCATGATACCAGTGTGCATGAGGTTTACTCTAGGTAAAGCAGCCGTCTTTCTTTCACCACCACTTTGAGGAGTTACGCCTACTGCCTCTGCAAGAGACATACCTAAATCGTTTTGTATCGCCAGTTCTGTATTCATTGTTTTACTTACTTCCTATAAAAGTTAAAGATGATTAGTTATACTCTAAACGTCAACTGTGTCAAGCCAATTCTTTCCTATTTTAGCTTCTAATAATAAAGGCACGTTCATTTCTACATCGTATGCGTCTTTTATAACACAGTTTAGATTAGCATTGATAGTCTCAACAATAGTCAAGACTTTTTTTACTTCGTCAGGGTGTACATCTATTACCATAGAATCGTGTACAGTATTGACTAAGCATGATTGTAGAGGCTCAAGCAATCGCTCAAACTCTAGTAGTACAACAGGTACGATGTCACCTGTAGCAAAGCCTTGGACAGGGTAGTTCTTTATCATAGTGAAGTGTGACACACTACCATTTGCTCTTCGGGTAACACCAGGAAATGCGTACTGTCTTCCGCTTTTGTTAGTAATCTTTTCAAAGCGTACAGCCTCATCTCCTAGCTCTTCATGCCACGCAGCTACACCCTCATACTTCTCAGTAAAGTGTTTGTAGTACGCAGCTACAGCCTTGGATCTACCATACCCTGTAGCCCCGAAGAGAGGGGCGAAGGTATGTTCCTTAGCTTCTTGGCGTCCTGTAGGCTGCCCTGCATCACTGATAACCTTTGCAGTGTAGGAGTGCACATCAAACCCTGTATCTATCTCCTGCATGGCTGTGCTGTCCTGTGAGAGGAATGCAGCAACTCTGAACTCCAACTGGGCAAAGTCACATTCCATAATCTGTCCACCCTCCCATCGTGATATGAACACACGCTTCACTGGGAATGTCCCTCCTCTTGGCATGTTTTGCATGTTGGGATTGCGTCCAGAAAATCTACCTGTACTGGTAACACTTTGGGTAAGGTTAACGTGTAGGAATCCGTTGGGCTTTGTATATATGTTGATACCATCCACGAAGCTGCTAAGGTAACTGCTAATAGCAGAGAGGCGCTTAAGATCAGTAAGGAAACTAAGAGCAGACTCCATACCATTGCTTGTAGCGGTAGCCATAAGACTTTCAAGGTTGCCCTTACTAGTACTGAAACCATTTGCACTTATCCATTTCTTACTTGGTGCAGAGAAACATAACCCTGCTACCTCTTTAGTTTTAGTTAGTAGATAGCCTCTGCCATCACAGTCTTTACATTTAGTTGGTAGCTTGTAAAGTGTACCATCCTTACGCAGCTTGTGTACTAAGCCACGCCCATTACAATCAGGACAAGTAGATGCTTTAGTCTTTCTAATGACAGAACTGTTTGCTTCTATAGCTTCTTCAAACTCTTTCTTTGTTTCAGTGTAGTCAAACAAGTCAGCCCATTCTTTCTTGTTGTGTATACGTCTACTAAATATAACTTGAGATGCTTGTTCAGGACTATTCAGATTGATAGGTGTGTCACCCATAAGCTCACGAGTCTTGCGCTGTAATCTATCTTCTATCTCAGCTTTCTCTTTCTCAAACTCTAGTCGGACTTCTTGAAGGGCACTTCTGTCCACACGGATTCCTGACATGTACATTCGGGTGAGGGCTTTACAGGTACGGAAGGTAATGTCTCTAACTTTATGTAAGGACTCTGAATCTGGTTGGGAGTAGTCTTGTTCCAAGGCAAAGAACAACTCACGAGTAATGTTGAGGTCACTCCTAAGATAAAAAAGAAGCTCTTGTAAAGGTATCTCATTGGTGTTGTATCCTTTCTTGTAATACTCTTTAAGAGTGTCTTGCTTCTGGTAGTTTAACTCCCTACGTTCAGCGCAAGCTTCTAAGCTTATAGGCTCTTTCTGCCCACGTTGTAACAGGTACTCAGCTAACATCGTGTCATAGATGTCACCATCATACTTGAAGCCTGATTCCCACAGCCACATCAAGTCATGCTGTGCGTTGTGCATAATCAAGAGCGTTGTGTTATCCAGTATAAGCTGAATGTTCATAGCCCTTGAGCCACCAACATCTTGATCTTCCTTGTGATTGAGAGTGAACAGGTATGTCTCATCAGGGTTGTCTACATTCTGCATACCTACTTGCACAAGTTCAAGTCCAGGTTCAAACGGATCAAGAATGTTCTTCTTCTCTCGTTTAGTGATTGTGTTTTCTACATCAACTACAAGTCTCATGGTAAGTACTGACTCCTATCACCATCAAGCTCACAGTGTACAGTTCCATGCCATCCACCCTTGAGTTTGTTCTTAGCTATACACAAATGTCTTTGACTGCTTTCCTCTTCATCTTGTCCTTCCACCACCTTGTTCTTTGATATGAGAATCATTAGGTCTGCCTCTGCCGCCTTGCCTGTCTTACTACCTTCAAGCATTGACTGATCAGGATGTACCAAACCTTCTGCTGCTGCACTCAACTGTGACATCCATATGATTGCACACTTGTGTTGCTTGGCTATGTTACGTGCGTGTATAGCTGCTTCTTTAAGATAGATGTCAGACTTGTCACTTGTCTTGTTAGCAAACTTGTCACCCATATCAAGCACTACAATGTCAGGCTCGTATGCTTTGATGATAGCCTCAACCCATGCCATGTCTTTACCTGTGCTGTCCTTGATAAACACATTCTTCTCTATAGGATTGTAACGTAACGCTGCTACTGCCATGTTAGTCTTGACTTCATCCATGCTCATACTTGTAGCGGCACTAAGGTATCTTGCACCTACACGTTCATAACTTTCTTCATTACATAGCACCATACACTTAGCACCCTGTGAAGCAAAGCCATCAGGTGCAGCTATTGTACTAGCGTGAAAGCTAGTCTTACCTGTGTTAGGTCTAGCACCTACAACAACCAAGTGTCCTGCACTGATGCCCTCTGTTTTACGTCTAAGCGTAGGTATGTTCCACTTCCATTGTGACTGTATGTCGTTAGCTTTGAGTAACGTATCAATACTTGTATCATCCCACTCTATCTTAAGGTTAGGCATGAAGTCATCTTGATAGTCAATCAATAGATTTCGTAAAGGTTCTAAGCTTTCTTGTGTTCCGTTAACGTAATCAAAACCTAGGTTAGCAATCTCTTCACCTACTACTTGTTGGAATAGCTTAGACAGTACATCCGTAGCTATCTCATTACTGAGAGGCTTCTCTCGTGCTATCTTTCTAAACAACTCACGATACACTTGTTTGTTAGCAGTAGTCATACTCCTGTTGTTAGCTTCAAACAAAGCCTCTAACTCAGTAGGTGTAAGACTCTTGTCGTAAGTACTCATAGCATAATCTAAGGTATGTTTAATCTTACGTGCATCCTTACTGAATATCTTATCAGGACAACGTATGCCCTTGTGATTATCGTAGAACTCTTTGTCCAACATAGTGTGGATCAATGCTAGTTCCATCATGTGTATCTCCTCTCTCAATCAAAACTTTTATCTTTGTTATAAACTTTGTCTAACTCCTCATCAAATGCTTTGTCTGATGCATACCTCTTACATGCCTCTAACACTTCATCTACTGTCAAGTCAACGTATACTTTTCCTAACGGTACACGCTCATCTATTATTGCTGTCTTAGACATAACTCTTCCTATACTTTTGAGGGAAGCCTTCTTTGTTCCATCCTTTACTAACTTGTTCTGCTGCCCACGAGTAGTTCACATTCCAATGTCTCGCTGCATCAGCTATACTCTTGAAGTCTTTACCGTGTAACCGACAAGCTCTACCTTTCTGCTGCTGCGTTGGCTCTACCTTGATACGGATATGGCATGGTACATTCTTTGGTTGCATTAGTTTGTCTCCTTGTGTTTCTTAATGTATTTAACAGCTTCTTCTAGTCGTTCAAGGCTGTCGTTGAATGATCCTAAACCAGTGTTGCAATGATGACACAACCACCCTCTAAATGTGTTGGTGTCGTGGCAATGATCTAGTACCCATGACTTTAACTTCTTTTGTTTCTTCCTCCCTAGTATTGTTATATCTCTATTACATATAGGACAGCAGTAGTCCTTATCAGGATAAGCATTCTGACTCTTAAGTGTTTTGATTACTGCTGAGTGTCCTTTGATACAAGACTTACATATTCTTTTATATTCTATAACTCCTGACGCATATATTATACTAGTAAAATTAGCGTGTGGCTGAGTGATTCCACACTTGTTACATTCAAGCCCATCATTATATACTTGCTCATCTTCATCAAAATCAAATAACTTTAGCTGCTCTTCTTCATTCATAGGATCTCCTCTAGCTTGGCGATGTCAGCCTCTACTTTATACTTGATGTCATCGTAAAGTCTTAACGCTATAGTTTCTAAGCCTGTGTATGCTTCTATCTCCCTCTTGTATTGCAAGGTTTTATGTGCAGCATCAGGGTCTAACGCTACGATAACCTTGTAGAAATTATCTAAGTGTTGCATATTAGACACACTAAATGATGTACCAAGTATAGCCAAGCCTGTTAATCCAGGGAATAGTTTAGCTGCTACAGTTGCACTGATAACATCTTCTACTATCATTACGACACCACTAGGCTTACCTACGACACGAGT